GGGAGATCCACTTCTTGCGCAGGACTGTTACGCATCAGATAACAATTATCTTGATCGCGAGGCAGTCGAGAGGCAGTTGGTACGTACCGTTGTCGAGCTTTTCGACGGACAGACATTTTCACTTGGTGATCGCATCGATCCCTTCTTCCCTTCAACGTCTGCTAATTACATTAACAGTCGTGGAAAGGCGGGGGCTGTCGGTGTGATCCTTGATGATGATGACCTCATGCACGACCTGCGCTATACCACGTCCCAAATTCACATTTACGAAGACAGAATGAGTAATTATGGAAGTCTTGACCAATTGACCCTTTATAAGGTCGAATATGATCGCCTTCTCAATCACTTTCAAATTCTGTACCAACGGATCCTCGACAAAGCATCTGAAGAACAGCCTCTTGCTGTTCCTCTTGCTTTGGCCGAAGCTCTTAAGGTTCGCGTGATTACAAAAGGTCCTCCATTATTGAACACTGCACTGAAACCAATGCAGAAGTTCTTATGGAGGACTCTCAAGAAACATCCGGCATTCACTCTTATCGGTGAATGGCTGACTCCTGAGTATTTGCAATCTCGGCTTGGAACCAAGTTGGCTGATGGTGAATCCTTCCTGTCTGTTGACTATCAGAACGCCACTAACGAGATGTTTAGTTGGGTGTCCGAGTGTGTCGCCAATGCGATTGCACTTGTTTGTAGGTTTTCTGAGCAAGAACGAGCTTTGTTCGTTCGTGCCTTAACCCGACACTACATTGAGCATCCTGTGAGTGGTGAAGTCGACTATCAAAAGACAGGTCAGTTAATGGGCTCCATCGTTTCATTTCCTGTTCTTTGTATCGCGAATGCAGCTATGCTCCGGTTTTCCCGAGAGCTTATCTACAATCGCAAGATGAATCTGAACAGATCCGGCATCATGGTTAACGGTGATGACGGTTTAATGAAGATTATGGAGGGTGGACGGCAGATATGGTCCACAGTTGCTTCCTTCGCTGGTCTATCACCTTCTATCGGTAAGGTGTATGACTCGAAGAAGTTTTTCAACATCAACAGTACGACCTTCCGGTTTCACCCAGAAGGAGACGTTTGTAAGCCTCGTGTATTACACGACCTCGTTTCAAATCGAAACGACGACGGGACATACACAAAACCTCGCTTACGTCCTGTGCTTGTTGACCCTCGGAATGCGGATGAGATTTTAGCTGACAAGCAGCCGCCGATGCTTCACTATTCTTGGATTAAGTACGTTAATCTTGCCTTGTTAAACGGGCAAGAACGTTCTTCCAATGTGGACTCGACGTCTTCTGTGGCTCCCTCATCATTGGGTGCACGTGCACGTGAACTTGCACGTCTAACTCCAGACGCAATACTCCCCGAGGTGTTGAGTTACTTCATTCGTAAAAATTTGAAGTTACTGACAACTGTGACGGTGCCATGGTTCATACCTGAGCAATTAGGTGGAATGGGCCTGCCTGTGACTTGTGATCCTCGTCACAGGCCGACTGATCTACAACTTCGCATCGCACGAAAGATCTATGAACACCCGGAAAAGTATAAAGTCCCTACCTTGGTTGTCCAGGGGGGATGGAATACTTGGCGTCTGGCAAACAAAATTTTGCCAGATTCCTTATTTCCCGAGAGTAAGATCATCCAATCATCCGAGCTTGCGCCTATGAACCTGTATGATGGTTCACGCAAGTACCCTTCTGAGATTGGTAAGTATATGGATGCTGAACGTATGGTCGAATACCATAACGTTCCCTCGGACCCTTCGTCCGTAGGTGAGGTGTTGTCCTTACAGGACCTTCGTAATTTGGCCGTAGCAGAGTGCCTGTTTTTGTTTAGTCCGAAACAATTGTTGTCTCAGATTAGCAAGAACAAGTACACGATAGAAATGAACTACTATCGTAAGCTGCACGCGTTAAATAAGAAGGCTGTTTTGGATCAGTCGATTCCACTACCACAGCGTTTTAGTCTGTGGTCGCTCAGTCATGTGCCAAAGAGTGTTAGTGTGGCTAGGGTTCCGTTTTGTCTTCGGACTCACAAGAGTATCGATGTCCCTGATACTCCAGACAGAATCAGTCTGTTGTGATGACAAAATGGATTTTGGTCTTCGTAATGCACGATTGCAAGACCACGTTGGAAACAATCATTTTGG